TTTGTTACTACCAAATCTGCAACAGTAAATGCAGTAGTTGTACTATCTACCTTTGCAGAGGTAATAGCATCATCTGCAATTGCATCTGTTCCTATTGTACTTAATGCCATTTATAACTCTCCTCAATTTATTATATCTCTATTTATAAGAACTATTTATTCATAATTATAAGCAAGACTAATTCTTAAATTATCACTTTCTTCTTTTTCTACAGAGTGTTCTACATACCCTCTGAATATTAATAACTTACCTTTTTCTGGATAATAAGTTGCTCTACCAGAAGCACCATAATCACTATCGTATGATATTGGATACTGTTCTTGTGTAGGACTTTTAAAGTATGTTTTTGCGTTTATTGCCCTATCAGAACTTAAATAATATATTGCAGATATTATACATGGGTGATTGTGATATTCTTGATAATCTCCCTTTTCATATATATTAAACCAACCATCTTTTTCTAAAGGGATATATCTTTCTCCTTTTAACTTTATACCTAAAAAATCTATATATTGTTGTACTTGACTATCTACCCATTGATTTAGTTTCTGAAATTTTTTATCTTTATATACACTATGATTAGTTGTGCTTGTATTGTATGTAGGAGCCAACCAATCACGACCACCAGATTTTACTGTTTCTCTAATATGTAAACAATGTTCTCTTAGTTCTTCCTCTATCTCATCATGTTCTGTATTAAATACAACTCCTATATTTGTAGGAAACATATGTTGACACGCAATTCTTTTTAAATTTTGTTTAAAAAAATCTATTGTTTCTTCACTCATTATTATCACCTCTTGGTCTTAAAATCATATTCATTGATATAGAACGTCTTTCGCCTTCTCCATAAAAAGGATAAGCTGTGTGTCTTAGGTGGTGTGGAAAAATATACAAATCTCCAACTTTTGGTTGTCGTGTTAAACTTGAGTGACACATAAATCCATCTCCACCATATACAAAATCAATGTATCCCTCTGTTGTTGTCTTCTCTGGATTTCTTGTATTTTTATCTGATATCGTTGGTGGTATTTTTGTATATAGTATACAACTATAATCACATCTATCATGTATATGACTTGGATTATAATCACAATCAAAACTTCTTACAAACCATGATGTAGTAACACACATTACTTGTTCTGCATATGGTTTAGGTTCTAAACCTCTAATTGTATTCCATTCGTTATTATATTCAGAAAAAAATGTATTTAATTGTTTACTCATGTAAGCACCAAACATGGGAAACATTTCTATATTTAATGTAGTTTCTTCGGCGACATGACCAACCAATCTGTGGGAATGGTCTTCTTTTTCTGACATAGAATCAAAACCATCATTCAATTGGTTTATTATTATTTCTGGAACTTTTGTGTAATATATTCTAGGGCCGAAAGGTCTAATTATTTCATGCATCTGGTTTGGTAGGCCAAGAAAATCCAGCATCATTTATACTCGTATATGATTTCGTGATATCTCTTAGACTTTGCCTGTAAGTTTTCATGTTGTCTGATAATGTATTGTCTGACAAGGCAAGGTGATCTGTTTCCTCTAGTTTTGTGTTTCTTTGATTTCTCAATATTTGAATATCTGAAATAACTTCAGCCATTATATACTCCTATTTTTAAGTTCCAAATCCAACTGCAAGAACACCAGTTGCGATTATCCATTGAACACCAGCATTAAAAGGTCTAGTTTCTGTACCCTTTCTTGGTGTACCATTACTATTCGTTGTATCGGTTTCTGGCACCCCAACATTTGTATCTGAACTAACTGCGTCACCATTATTACCATGTGTCATTCTTGAACCAGTTGCAGCTGCCTCATTTGTTTCACCTCTATTAAAAGCATGAAAGTGGGATTGAAATTGGTCGTTCTGAAATGTTCCAGTATTTGCTCTGTCATATGCAACACTTATTGCATTAGTTGAACTTCCATGAACACCAAATCCTCTTAGAAAAGCAGCCCTTAAATCTGGTACTGCAAAAGTTGTTGCACCATCACCAGCACCCCAAGTTGTTCCTATTGCCTGAAATAATAAAGGATAGTCAGCTCTATTATAGGTAGCACCATTACATGGAAACCAACCATTTGGTGATGCACCTAAACCACCGAAAGCCATAATAGTTCCAGCAGGAGCCGCACCTAATTGTGATATGATGCCTGGTCTACTAAGAACAAAAGATGCATCATCACTTCCAGTTTCATAAAGAAAATCTACACCCTCATTTGTACTGGCTGCAGTAGCATCAAGTAATAAATTATCTCCAGCATCAGTTGATGAACCATCAGAGCCATCTAAAATAATTCTGTCAATAACATCAATGTAACCATCGCTATTAATAACTCCGTTACCTATGGTGTTCGCTAAATTTCTTGCATTACTCATGTTTATTTCCTTTTACTTTATTTATAAGGTTTACTATCCCAAAGCAATACTTAATGCAGTCGCATCATCAGCCGCTGCCGTTGCAGTTGTTTTTGTATCCAATTGTGTTTGTATTGCAGAAGTTACTCCATCTACAAAATTAAGTTCTGTTGCAGTTGCTGTTACTGTTGTACTTGCTATTGACAACGCATCTGTTTCTAAAGTTCCATCAACATCAACATTACCAGAAATATCTAATGATGCAAACGTACCAATACCAGCAGTTACATTTCCTATTGTTCCACTAAAGACTTCAGAAGAATTTGTGGCTGCAGTTAAAAATGTAAAGGCACCAGCAGAGTCATCAAAACCAAAAAATCCTAAACGAGCTGCAGAACCATCATGGTATCTAAACTCAATACCTCTATCTTTATTATCATCAGAGCCTGGAGCAGAATCTCCACCCAATGTAAAAATAGGGTCATCTATAGTAACTGTTGTACTATTAACTGTAGTGGTTGTTCCGTTAACTGTTAAATCTCCAGTTACAATTACATCTTGTGAGAATGTAACATTTCCACCAGAAGCGATTGTAATTGCATCAGCATCTGAAGCAGAACCAATTGTTCCACCATTTGCAACTGCTAGGTTTCCACCAGTTATTAAACCAGTAGTAGTAATTGTACCATCACCAACATCAATACTTGTAAATCCAGAAGTAATACTTCCAGAGTTTAAAGCACCTACTGACACTAGTCCAGTCGCAGTAGTTATTGAATTTTGTATTGCAGTAGAAACTGTACCGGCCAAGTTACCAGTTACGTTACCAGTTAATGTACCAATAAATCCTGTAGCAGTTATTTTACCAGTACTAGGATTATATGTTAGTGTACCATCAGATTCTAAACCTATATTACCACCATCAACATCACCACCAGCAGTAAAGATAATAGCATTATTTTCGTTAGTAGATTCATTATTGGTAATAGTAACTGTTGTTGCAATTGCAGCCGTACCAGATGTGTCTTGATTACCAGCAGCATTTACGCCAGGTAAGTTAATATTTGCACTACCATCAAAAGATACTCCACCGATAGTTCTTGCTGTTGTTAATGTTGCAGCTGAACCTGTTGTGTTTTGATTGAGTGTTCCTATTGTAAAATCTAGTGTGTTATCTGCATCATCATAAACTACAGTAATACCAGTTTCAGTATTAGATGTAACCATTGCACCGACTGTATCTGAAATTGTTTCAGAAAGTGTTGTACCATTAATAGTAATCGCATCAGCTTCTAATGTACCATCTATATCTACATCACCAGAAATATCTAAATCTGCCATCACAGCAGTTCCAGTTATAGTTGGTGCAGTAAGAGTTTTATTCGTTAGTGTCTTTGATGTTCCAGAAAATAATGTATCTAATTGTGAGAGTGTAACTCTACCCTCTGTTCCACCATCTGAAACTAATATTAGGTCACTCGTAGCTAATGTGTTTGATGTTAAGTCTGTTGCACTATCAATGTCTACAACTGGAATACTACCAAACTCTAACGCACTACCACCAGAGTTTACTTTTAGTACTTGTCCAGCACTACCAATAGATAAAGATGCACCAAGTCCACCATGAGTCAAACCAATAAATTCGCCTGACTGATATTCTGCAAGACCAGTAGCTGTGTTTCCGTCAAAGACTGTCCTTATTGGAACTTTTACACTCATTCTTTTTTCCTATCTAAAATTCAAACAATTCTACACTAGCATCTGTCCTAGAGTCACCATTACTTAGTAAGAATGTATGACCACTATTTGTGTATACTGAACGTCTGGATAATGTTTTTGCAAACGTAAATGTTGCAGCTGCAGTTGTTAATCCACCAGACTGTGTAAACAAAGGAACTGATTTTGTTGGTTGTGCAGTCAAAACACTAGAGGTTGTTGTTTCTGCAACAACTGTTAATAACTCTTTACCATCTGTATCTTTTGAACCAGCAGGCAAAGTTGCACCATCAGCTGATATAGTCAATTGTCCAGAACCATCTGATTTAATTGTTGCACCATCTAAGTCAATAGTATCTGCTTCAAGAAATATATTTTTAAATCTGTTTGTTGGAGAACCTAAACTAAATGTGCCACCTTGTTGTGGTATAATATCTGAAGTAATATTTTGTAATACAGTATAATCTAAATCTCTACTACCACCTACACCACTTTCTAAAAGTATATCATCTCCCTCACTTGTACCAGAAGAATCAGTTGCATTAAGAACAACATTACTACCATCTTGGTCTAATAATAATTGTCCACTACTTGTTGTAGATGTAGAACTTTTTAATTCATATTTATCAGTTGTAGCATTGTATGTAAGAACATCACCATCTTCTTGTCCATCTGTATTTACATCATCTAACTTTGCAAAGTTTACTTCACCACCACCACCTAGTGAACCTAGTTGTTCTATAGTTCTAGCTTTAAATTTAATAAACTCTTGTTTTAAACTATCTAAATTTGTTATCTCTGTTTCATAAATGTCATGTTGTTGTGGTTTAAATTTAGGTGCAGTATTTTTAATTTGTTCTGCAACATCTTCAACAATATTTTCTTTTTGTTGTCTTTTTTTGGTAATCTTTTTCATCTTCTCAATGTATGCACGATACACAGCAGCCTCTGCTGTCTTACCCATCTCTCTTGCTCTTTGTTCCATAGCAACAGCGGCTTGTATTTTATGTGCATGAGTTTTACCAGAGTTCTCTATTTTATTTACACTTGCTTTTGCATCTTTAACAGTTGCAAACTTTAATCCGTGTATTGTACCCTTTGGATTTTCATCTGTATATAAATCAGAGTGTTTATCACTTCCTGCTGGTTGACCTTTTTTTCTAGGTATTCTAGGTTCTTCTTTTATATCTAATAAACTACCAAATAGATTTTCTACATCTTCTACTTTTATTTCTGGTTCTTCATACTTTGGAGATTTCTTTTTTGTACCATCTGCTCTAGGTATTAAACCTTTTGCTTTTAAATGTGCCTTATCTGTAAACCCTGCTTTACCAGATTTAAATCTTTTCATTGCATCAGCAGTATTAGGTGCTTTTTCTTCTATTGGTTTTTCTGGTGGTAGTTCATTAGGCCAAGTTGCGTTAGTCTTTGCTTCTTTCATAACAGAAAAAAAGTCAGAGAGGTCTGATTCTTGAACTTCAATTTTTTTAGGAGTTATTTTCTTTTTTGATTCTTTAAATACGTTGGATAATTCAGTCATAAGATTTTGTACTGAATTATCTGGAGTTGAAGTGTCTACCTTATTTTCATCAACGACTTCAACTTTTTTTGTTTCTTTTGCAATTTTTTCAAGTTCACCGATAAGATTTTTTAGTTCTGAATCCATTGCAATACCCTTTCCTAGTATTTATAAAAAAGGGGTGTTAAGACCCAGCTTCTACCCAACCTTTTGAGTTATCTGCTTGATAAACATCTTCATCCCAGTTGTATTTTAAGAAACGAGGTTTATAATTGATTGAAGAAACAACTATATCATCATCTACTAAATCATCACTAGAGCCTGGATATGATATAGGGGGAAACCAATGACAAGTAAATTCATCTAGTGTCCAACTTTCAAATGGTTTTGGGGAATAAAATGCATCTCTTACATAATCATATATGTCACCTTTTCCAGCAAAATTTTTACGAAACGCTTTTGATTGGTCATCACTTTCTTCTGTGTTTTTTAAATTATTTTTCCAATGTTTACCAGCAAATGTATTATAAGACGTTTGTTTCCAATCGCCTGGTTGACTGTCAATAAAATCTTGTTCTGCAACAATAACTCTTGTGACTATACCATTTACTACCTCTGCAAAATGTGACATGATTTAAAATTCTCCTAACATCATGGACTATAAGTACCAGAGCCTGTATATTTTAATATTGTTAAAGTACCAGAAGTTGATACGTTTGGTGAACCAGTTACAACTCCACTATAACTTGCAGTAGGGATTTGTAAAATTACAATTCCAGAACCACCACTACCATCTTTACCAAGTGGTGGATAACCAGTTCCACCACCGCCTCCAGTATTTGGGTCACCATTACCAGCACTATTATAAGAACTATTTCCACCACCACCAGTTCCACCACTGGCACTTCTTGGAAATCTTCCGTCTGGAGAACCACCACCGCCTCCACCAGCATATGTTACAGGTGAACCACTATAACTACTTGAAGCTCCATTACCACCAGCGCCTGGAGTAGTACCAGAACCACTTGTTCCAGCAGCACCTTTTCCACCACCGCCGCCACCAGCACCATAGTTACCAACAGCACCACCAGCGTTTCCACCATTATTACC